TTGGTAAAAGGTAATCACCGTTTGCATTTTTTTGGTGCATGAATTTAACCCAATCATTGTAATTCATAATGATTGTATCTGCATCATATGCCATTTCCTGCCCAAACGTGTATATCTGTGCTTTCATTGCACCTGTTAATTCTGCCAACGTTGCAGATGTAAATGCACCAGTAAAAGGTGCCAATACATTTGCAGGATCAAATACCGAACTGATTGAATCAATTGAAACAATATCTGTTGTTCCGTTTAAAACCGCACTGTCTGCCTTTAATCTGATTGATGATGATACAAGATTTTCAATTTCTGATGTTACAAAACTGTAATCATCCATCATATCAATACAAACATCAACATAATCACGAACTTTTGCAATCTGTACAGTTTTGGTTTGCCATACAACTGTTGTATCAGTGTTATTTGTTGCACAATTTACAACCACACCTGCATCCCTTGTTACTGTTTTTTGCTCTCTGTACTTGATGTACTCTGTTTCAACGTTTGTTTTTCTGAACAAATCCGTAATTCTCGTTTCTGATCTGTATGGTATATCAAATGTTTCATTGATTAATTGCCCATAAACATCACCACGTAATGTACCCAAATTAATTGGATCAATTTGTGCCTTTAATGTTAAAGAAACAACACCTGATTTTTGTTTGATCAGTTTTTTTAATGCATCTGATTTTTCAACAATCATATCCTTAATGGATTTTTTTGCCGTTGTTGCATTTGTTTTGTTACCCTCTTTTAATGCATCAATTGTACTTTCAAGATCTGCAAATTTTTTCTGTAATTCATCTGATTTGTTTGCAGATTTTAATGCATCCAATTCATTTGATAATTCAGATTTTAATGTTTCAACATCATTTGATGATGCAAAACCGTTTGTTTTTTCAGCAATTTTTGCCTCAAATTTTTCAATCACCTGTTCAGGTGTTAATGGTGTATTTTCCATTTTTTTTAATTTTTAAATATTAATAATTTATTTATTTTCGATTTTTTAATTTGTTTTCACTTGAAAATAATCATCAAACCCACTCCAATTAAACGTTTGTTTAACAGTTTGTTTAACGGCCAATTGTTCTTTGTTGAACGGATCGGTGTTTGCAACATCAATTAAACGTGCATTTAAATATTTTAATTTCATTTCCAAATCATATAAACGTTCATCTGTACCCTTACCACTGGTAATTGCTTTCACAATGATGTTCATTTGATCACATAATGATTTTTGTATTGTTTGTTTTTCCTGTACTGTTTTAAACACATCAATTGTGTTTGCATATTGGTTTGCACCAAATGTTACTGCGGATCCTTCCCACAATTTTAATTCCTTTATTTCAAAATATCCTGTTGATTCATCAGGATCATCCGCATCCTTTTTTTCAACCTCAATAAAATTTGTTTTATCTGCAATGTATTGAAATCCAATACTGTGTTCCGTAATAATTCCATCCTGATAATCACGCAATGCATCATCACCTTTTGATGATGTACCCAGTTTACCAACTGCAAACAATCCTTTTTCATCTTCTTGTAATGATGTAAATGTACCAATTTGATGTTCCCAATCGTGATGCCTTAAAAATGCAATTTGCCTGTTGGATCCTGAATTTACACCCCTATCATTCAGGGATTTTTTAAATGCACCTTTGCGTATTAAATCATTATCTGAATCAATTGTATCAAATACAGATAAATAAATTGCCACCTCACGTGCAGATAAATCAATATCTTTTATCTGTGATGTTGCCTGTTTGATGTTGTACGTTGAAAATGGTTTTTCCATAATTATGCAAATTTATATAACAAAATTAGTTAAATTTGTTCAAATATATTAAAAAAAAACATCATGGCAAACGATTTTTGGACTTCAATATTTGGATGGTCTAACCAAAACAGTGATAAATTTATGCAATACCTGAACAATAACCAACAAAGTTATTATGGTACAAAGGATGCGGTTTGGGTAGATACCAACAAACCATTTGAACTGTATTTACAGGTGCCTGAATTACGCACAGTAATTGATAAACGTGCATCAATGATGGCATCAGGATTGCCAGTTTTGAAAAATGCAGATGGTGAAATTGTTACTGATCATCAATGGGTACAGGATTTAATTGCCAAACCAAACCCAACACAATCATGGTCTGATGTTATTTATTCACTTTCAGTTAATGATGGATTGTTTGCAAATGCATTTGCATATTGCCCAAAACGTTCATTTGATATACGTAATTTAATTGTGCCATTGCCATCATCAAAAGTTAAATTAAAACTTTCAGGCCGTTATTTGGATCAGATGGAAACAGGCGGAATGATTGAAAATTATCAGTTTTATTATGATGGTAAAAAATATGAAACAATTGAAATTGATGATATGGTTTACATCAATACACCTGATGGTATTCATTTGGTAAATCCACGCAACAGGATTGAAACCCTGCGGTATCCATTATCAAACATCATTGCACAGTACAAAAAACGTAATGTTTTATTAGAGAATTTATCTGCAATTGGTATTTTATCATCAAATCAATCTGATTTGGGCGGATCATTACCAATGGATCCAAAAGAAAAACGGCAAATACAAAAGGATTGGATAAAACGTAATGCAGATCAAATTGTAATTACGGAATCAAATGTTGATTGGACTCCAATGAGTTATCCAACAAAACAACTGATGTTATTTGAGGAACTGGATGCAGATAAAATGGCCATCATTGATGCGTATGGTTTATCACAATACCTGTTTGCATCAACAAAAGGTGCAACGTTTACCAATGTTTTTGAAGGTATGCGTATGACTTATCAGGATACAATTATTCCTGAAACGGATCAATTATATGCAACACTTTCACATCAATTGGGCCTTACAGATCAGGGATTGAAATTGTGTGCAGATTTTTCACATGTTGCCGTACTGCAAAAGGATCAGGTTTTACAATCTGATGCAATGGATAAACGTGCAAATGCAGTGTTGAAAATAATTGAATCAGGTGTTGAATTATCTGATGATGAAAAACGTGCGTTGTTGGGCATTTAAATACTGTTATTAAAATTTACCCCAACCTGAATGTATCATTGATTTAATGCGTTCCTGTTCAATGTACATCATGTAATGATGAAAACGTTTAAATCCCTGAATCAATTTATTTATTTGTTTTCCTTTCATTTACTTTCCTTTCATTTCCTTTGTTGAATCATGTTAAATTGTGTTCAACACATGTTAAACACTTGTTATTATTCAATGTTTATATGTTAATTTCCTTTTGAATATTAACACGTTGTAACACGTAAATCATTTATTTAAACCAAATTCATGTGATTGTTCAATGTACTACGTATCATTCACGTTGTTTTTATCAACTGGTTTACACTGATCAATAATGTAATTAAATTGAATCATTAACAGGATCATACACAGGCCCATTGCGAGTATTACCCAGTGTACAGGATGCCATTTTTCATTTATCATAACGTAAAAATAATAAAAAAAAATGCAGGTATTTTCCAACCTGCATAAAAAACATCATGATCACTCTTAATAAACTGATGGTTTTTTAAAACCTTATGTGTTACAAATATAACAATTTAGGGCCTTTAACGTAAATGTTTGAACAATGATTGGATAAACATTGATAAACCTGCTATGCAATCAGGTGCATCATCATTTTTGTTTTTACCCTCTTTACTAAATGATAAAATATTATCAATAAATCTGATTGATTGTGGCACATCATAACGTACAAAATTGAATTTATTTAACACAAATGCGGATTGCATGATGATCCGTGTAATTTTATTTTGTGTGTTGGCCACCTGTAATATTCGTGTGTTGGTATTACGTTGTAATTCACGTGCAAACATTGCACCCATACTGTTTGATTCAACACGGCAATAATTGGCATTCCATTTATCCAACAGGGATGCAACCATTGGTATTGTAACATCCGTGTTTGATCTGTCAAATACATAATCAACAATGTAAACCTGATCACCCACAATGGCACCAATGGCACATGCAGTGTAATCATTTCCTGTATCTGATACATCAACATATCCAATGCAACCCTCAATTTTATCCTTTATTTCATCCAATTCATCAGGATCAACAATGTTTATTTCACCAAATAACATTCCTTTTAAATCCATTGGTTGTTGTTGGTATTCTGCCAACCAAATTTCCTTTGCGGTTTTTTTTCTTTTATCAATGTATTCATCTGTACTCATAACCGCACTGCAAAATGATTGATCATTTTCATCCAATGCCTGTACCATAATGGATTTATCATATGCACCCTGTGCCATTTGATAACCAATTACATCATTAACAACCCAACGTGTACCAATATCAATACGTTTACATCCTGTTTCAAACCGTGAATCATGTGTTGCCTGTTTCCACTGGATCACACGTGCATTCATATTATCATTCATGGCATCATCAATACCCCTGTATAGATCATCCGTAATGGCAACCATTGATGCACCAAATCCAATGATTGTTCCGCCAACACCTGCACCGAAATAACCAACCTGTTTTGAACTGTTGGTGTTCCATCCCTGCAAATTTGCCTTATCAGATGATAAACATACATCAGGAAATATTGTTGTGAATTTTTCTGATTTCACAATATCACGTACATCATATGAAAATTTTGTGTACAGTGTTGCCGTGCATGTGTTACGCATCACTGATTCTGTTGGATGATTGCCCAATACCCATGCACAGTAAATTGATGTGATGTATGATTTTCCTGCACGTGGCGGTAATGAAACAGATAATGATTTAATTTTATCATCTGTAATATCCTGCATTGCATCCGCCACCTGATGCAAAAATTCACGTTCCGCAAAAAATTTAGGATCATAAAATTTGCAAAATTGCCAAAAATCACGTTTGCACAACTCATAATACAAATACAAATTTATTAAATCTGTTTTATTTTTTCCCATTTTTCAGGTGTTCACGTATTTCATCCGTTGTTAAATCAGAAAAATCAGGCCTGTTGGTTTGTAAATTAACATCCTGCCGTTCAACATATCCACGTGATCGCATTTTGCATTTCATGTAAAATATTGTTGCGGTTGTGTTGCCATCCCTGATTTGATCATGCAATTGTGATTCAACCATATCATGTGCGTGTTCGGCAATATCATTTACCTGTTCCGCATAATGATCATCAGTTTTGATCCACTCGTAATGTGTTGATCTGTTTATACCAACTGCACTGCATGCGGTTGAAATGATGCCCAATGATGCAATTAATGCCTCAATCATTGCACCCTTTTTTATAGTGTTGGATTTTGTTGTTTTTTTAACAACAGGTTTGGCCCTTTTTTTTGTGGGTTTTGCTTTTACTTTTGGTTTGGGTTTTATTGCCATGCCTTTTAAAATATCAGGTTAAACAATAATATTATACCTGCAACCATTGCAATGCGTATAAATGTTAATTTTAAACTGGATGGCTCAATTAAATACAGTTTAAATGATGCGTGTGTTGCATGCGGTAAAAATAAATGTATAAAACGATCAATACTGAACAATAAAAACATTACTGGTAAAAATGCAATACCCAATATTTTTTTATAAATGGGTAATTTTTTTACTGTTTCATTTCTTTTGTTTTTGATTGCCTCAATTTTTTTATCAAATGCATCATCAATTTTTTTTACCTTTGTTGGTTTTGCTTTTTTCATTTCTTTAATTGCTTTGCGTGTTAAACTTCGTTTTTGTTGCCTGTTCATTTTACAAATATAATAAATTAGAAAATGGGATGCATTTACATGGTGTTTTAACCATCTGCACCCCATTCACATAAAACATAACAATTCAAATTTACAATATTTTTTATTTAAAACACGTTTAATGCGGTGAAAATGGTTTTTTGTATATCACACCCACATTATCAATATGGCCTTTTAAATAGGCATCAAATGCCCTCTGCATTGATCCCTTTTGTGTTCGGCACATCACATTGTTGATCCGTTCATTGTATTCAATTAGATTAACAGATTCATTTGCCCTGTTGCAAAAATTATGCATATCAGTTATTGTAAAAAATCCGCCTTGAATACTGCAATTTTGTTTTGATAACAGGTATGTACACATTTCATCAAACGTTTTTGGTATTTGATTGTTGTAATAATGGGCCTGATCCAGTTTATTAATATCATTCATAATTCAATAATTTCATCAATTTGTTTTTCAATTTTGCCTGTACCATTGCATTCATCACATTCAACAGATTTAAAGCAACCGCCACAACACTCATTTGATTGATCATGGCAATCCATAACATCAACGCACCCATCACCATCACATTCATCACAATCACATTCAATATCATCATCATTGTGTTCCAATTCGTGTGATAAAAATGTATCAACAGATTGATCAGTAAATTTCACGGTGTGTTCAGTAACTTTTGTTTTTTGCATTCCACTGGATTGCACATAAACAACTGTTATTATTTCAGAATCAATAACCAAACCAATTTGGTTTGTTTTTAATACCATTACCTGATCATGCAGATCAATAATGTTTGGGCCTGTGTGATGATTATTTTCCATAATTTGTGCGTTTATATTAAAAAAAATGGGCATGTATTACCATGCCCAGTGTTTTGTTGATTAAAATGATGGATCACGGTATTGTTGCATGGTACCAAAAATAATTGATACCTTACTAAAATTTTTGTATTTTTTTGTTACACCATCAATGATCATCATTTGGTTGTAATAATTATCTGCATTTGGATCCTCATACAAATGTTGGTATGATTCAATTCCGCAATCCTTTAATAAAATTTCCGTTGATCCCCAACCGTATTTTTTGTAATATTTGTTGTTTAATGCTTTGATGATTTCAACAGAATACCCAACAGATCCCCAACATTGTTTTTTGTTACTCCATTCCAATGTTGTTGTGTAATTTTCAGTGTTTGATTTATATGTGTAACGTTCATCACCGTATGATGTACCAATATTTTTTGCATCCATTTTGCGGATCACACATTGCATTCCATTATCTGAAACCTCAATAACTTCGTGTGCCTCACGATCTGAATACATCAGGATTGTTGCACCCTCACCAACAACTGGCAATGTTTCATTATTTCCCATCATTTGGTTGATGAATCCACCTGCAACACCAACTTTGCGTGTTTGTCTTTTTACTGTTTTTTGTGTTAAATTGCTCATTTTCAATGTTTTATGTTTTTTAATAATGTCGTTGCCTCGTTGCAACAGTACAAATATATATAAATTTAATTTATATACGACCATCAAAACATAAAAAAAACACTTTTACCCCATATTTTTTTTTAAATACAGGGTAATTGTGATATTTAAAATGCAATTATTGGTTGATCAGATCACCAATTTTCTGCACTGTTGTTAAATTCAAACCACGTTCATTATTCAGGAACATGTACATTTGGTTTGGATGCACTGCACATTGTTTTGCAAATGCATGTACAGATAAATTGTTTTCCGTGATGTAATGATTGCATATTGTGCGTACATCCTCAACCAAATATTTTAATTGTTCTGATTTAATCGGTGTTGTTTTTTTATTTGTTGCCATAATAATATTTTAAAATGGTAAATCACCATCAGATTCAACATTTTGTTTTGGTAAATCTTTTACCTGTGGTGCCTTTGGTGTTGGTAACGGCATGCCACCAACTGTTGCAATTTTCCATCCCTGTAATGTGTTGAAATACATTGTATCACCTGTTTTTGGGTTTTCCCATGCACGGCCACGTAAATTAAAATCAATTTCAATTTCCATACCCTGCACCAACATTCCTGATTCATCAACCATATCATTAACAAACTGGATCTGTATTGATTGCGGATAATCACCGCCAGTGTTTACGATCACATCACGTTTCCTGAATGAATCAGATATTTGTTTTTCCTCTCTTACCAATTCAACTGTACCATTTAATTTAAATTCCATTTTTTCTGTTTTTATTTGATTTGTAAATTTTTATTTGTAATTAATTCCGCACCATCAACTGTGGCACCGCCTTTTATGGCCCTTTTGATTTCCATTTTATCAATTTTTGTTGTGATAATTTGGGTTTTAAACTGTTTATCAATTGCATTTTCATCTGTTATTTCAACAGATTGTGATGATCTGAATGATATTTTTGTTGTTGGTGTATCAATAACATCCAATTCAAACTGTTGCATTGCATCTGATAATGCGTTTTCCAAACGTTCCGTTGTGTTTTTACGCACCTTTTTAATGGCCTGTAAACGTTTTATTTCAGCATCAACAACATCATTATCATATTTCATTGCACGGATCACCTGTGCATATCCTGATGCCTTTTGTTTCATTTGTGATTCCGTGATTTGCAATTGATCCTGCAATTCATCAGTTAATTCACCGCCATTTGCAATCAATTCATTTACGATCAATTGCATATCATTTGATATTTTAAATAAACTACTCATGATTTATTATTTTATAGATTTATTAATTTCATTGGCCTGATCAATCTGTGATTGTAGAAAATCAACCAATGTGTTTTCCTGTGGCACCGTTAAATCAAACGTTTTACGCAAATCATCCTCATGGTATGCACCATTTTTGATTGCCTGTAATGCATCATTAAAACGTTTTTCAGTGATTTTTTTCTTTGTTTCAACCTTTGGTTTTGGTTTTTCAGGTGCAGGATCAGGTGCAGGTGCAACATATCCATCAGGCAAATCCTCACCTGCATAAATATAAATGCCCAATCCAAACATTGCCAAATTTTTAACCAAACAACGCATCAATGCTTTGTTAATATCCATCATGGATGCAGGTGCAACAGTAATTTTTTTACCTGATCTGAATGTAATTTGGTATTCATCACTTTTTTGTGCATTGTTTGAATTATCCATTACTGGCAACCACATATCATGTGATTCACCGCCTGTTGTAACACGTGTTTGCACTAAAATACCAAACTGATCAACCATGTACGGTTTATTTGTTTCAGGATCTTTGATGATTTCATAATTCGCATCAGGGCAATGTTTTTTAAATTCACTCCATGCCCATGCCCATGATAAATATGTGAAATTGTTGCGTTTTTCTGTATTTGCATTAACGTTTAATGCAGATAATTTTGCAAACAACGGTTGTTGTTTTTCTGTTTTGGCACCTGTTTTACGTGCGGTTTTTTTCTGTTCCATTTTTGTTATGTTTTATTTACAAATTTAATGGGCATGTTTTACCATGCCCTGTTTTTATTAATTAAAATCTTATTCCTAATTTTAGCATTTTTCTGATTTGTGCAGATGTAATTGAATAAACCTTTTTAATAATTTGATCATCCCATTTATCAAATTCACCAGTCATGATCCAAACTGAATATGTTGCTTTTGGATATTCTTTTAACATCCATTCCCAATCCCCACGAATTGCCAAATTTTCATGTAAAAGATTTAC